AAAGGCTTCACATTTCTGCAAAGCCTTAGTTTGCGACGGCAGTTAAGGAGGAAACCCTTACCGTCACAGGGAGGAGGGTGTAGGTTCCCATGTCATTTGGTATTTGTCAAACATTAGACGGTGTGTTTGTCGAGGTATTTGATTGCTTTATAAGGGCGCCACAGAGAAATAGTAAGTGTCAAAAGAGTTGGCGCACAAAAAAAGAGCCCCTCGTTGGGAGGGGCTCTTTCGTACTAATTGCCTTATATCAAGGGCCTATCAGGCACCCGGCGATCCCCAAGTCGCTAAATAATCTGAAATTCCGAAGGCGTAACGTTCCCTCATTTTGTATCTCATGTTTCCACTATCGAAATCTCCGTCGCTGTCTTCCGAGATGGAAACACGATTGAAATACTGGAACCCTTCAGAACAATCTGTAAGCAGGAACCAAGCATCTGGATCAGTCAGGTAGTGGTTTACAGCGAAGCCTTCAGGTACAGCAGCCGAGGTGCGCAAAGCGTTTACGTCATTGTTGGCCGTGCCGGGCTGCAATGTCGTTTCCAAAATGCGTGTAGCTGTGTACTGAAGATCGATAGGAACGATCATCTTGCGAACGCGAACGTTAACAAGTTTGCCTCGATCGTCTGTCCATTTACCAATTTGAATTGTTGCCGCTTCCAACGAAGTTTCGTTGAGATCGACCGCAACCGCAGGACGATTGGAGATAGTCGGGCCCGCGACTTGCGGGTGAGCTGTGTTGTACAGGGAGACAGCATCGCCAGTCAGATAGGAAGTGAACCCGTTGTTCAAGACGGATGCAGCTTTGATCTGCTTGGTGTTAGCCATAGCCCGTGCCAACTCTTTAGTGTAACGCGCAGACAAACTGTCATACAGATTATCTTCGAACGCTTCCTGAGTTAGCGCGTACCCCATGGAGATTGTCTCCATATCGTAGCGTGTAGTGTAGCCTTCCTGCGCAGTGTCGAAGAGCGTTGCCGCGCCTTCGTCTTTTACAGGTGCCGAACCGAAGCCAGTGATTTTCTGTTGCTCTTCGAAGCTACGCTCTGAAGACTTCTCAGTATAAATCTCTGCATGCTCTTGCTCGTACCGATTGTACTCAAGACCAAACAAGGCATTCAAGCCGGGAATAAGTTCTTTTAGTAGCTGTGCTCTGGATATAGCAGCCATGATCTACACTCCTTTCTTAAATACCGGTTGTGTTAGTGCGTTGGTGAATATTGAATTTCACCAAGACATCTGTGAAAGCATCCGCAACTGCGTTCTCGGGGATCGGAAGAAACCCTAGAATGCGTAGAGGACGCGTGGCGGAAGTGGATGGCGTAGTCGTTGCCATAGCGTTACGGCTTTTGCCGATCGCTGCGGTGCCCGCAGTTTGCACGATATCCGCGTTAGCGCCGACCATTGCCTGTGTGACAGAACCTGCACACTGGATTTTGAAGACGGCTGTTGGGTCTGTTACGACCTTAGCGGTTACTGTGCCACCTGTGGTGGTGCCACCGGGCCAAGACTGTGCATCGACTGTCTGACCTTGGCTGTTGACATAACGGCAGCCAACAAAGATGCCTGTAGGCGTCAAAGCTGTAGTGCCGGTGTCTTTTTCAATTGTACCCGCGGCGACGGTTTTAACAACGTCTCCGAAATAAATCGACGTTGCATAAGCATCGGCGATTGGCAGGGTTTCAAACCCTTGTGTGTTGTACCCGCCGGCTGTGGCTACAGGAACCATGCCGTAGGGAGCTGCAGTGGCTGACATAATCAGTCTCCTAAAGGTTGCGCAGGCGCCTTAGCGCCCAAAAACAGTTTTGCGCTTACGGTCTACAACTTTTCTCATGCGTTCATCGCTATCACGTAGATAGCTGTCATCGGCTGCTGTCAATTCCGCTTGCGTGCGATCATGATAATGCGCGGTGCGTTGTGCCACCATCTCTTCGGGCATTTTACAAAGGATCAGACCGCCGACTTCGACTTGTCCTGACTTTTGTGCGCCTTCGAGAGACAGATCAATCATAAGCTCAGGGTGGTCCTCGGCACGTACCGGTTCCCATCCTTCTCTTCGACGTTTCTGAAAGTTGATGTTATCACTTACTCCGCGACTTGCCGTGCGTACCCACTTGAACTTGAACCCGTCTTGGGGTTCAGGATCCGGTAGAATGCTCGGCTCAGCCCATGAACGTTTTGTTGTTGTCCGTTCACGCGTTTCCAAAGACCTCGGCGTTCTGGTTGATGGCCCTCCAAGGGTTTCCCAGCCTGTGTCAATCTTTGTCGTCATGCGCCTGTTCCTTTAAATTTGAGATCACGTTCTTGTTTTGACGACGCGTATTGTTGAAGCGTCAGCCCGAGTTTCTTGGCGATAGCTACCTCGGAGGCTGTCAAAGTGATCGTGCGGGCGTTCGGTGATTGCTGTTCAGTTGCTCTTGAACTGTCGTTCGTCACGTTCGTCCGCCTTGTCGTTGTGTCATTAGGGGTTTCAAACCCCACATGATCTGCATACACCGATTTCAGACCTTTGTCTATTTCTCGTGTATATTCAGGCGATGAAGGGCTTATGCCCTTCTGTGTCACAGCCTTGTGCAGCGACATAGCCAGTTCTGTTTTACCTTCATGTCCTGGCTTTGAGAACCACGTATCATTGTGTGATACCCACGCCACGACATTCGGTGCCATCTGAGGCGCTGCGGCTGGCGCTGGTGCCTGCTGTTGTTGCGCAGGCGCCTGCTGTTGTTGCGCAGGCGCTGACGAGCGTGGCGTATTGGCGCGGATCGTGACTTCCTCGGCGGACAGCTTACTAATGCGCGCTGTTAATGCACCGATCTTTTCACCATCCCCGTCGGCATAGGCTGAAGTAAGCGCAGCTTGTGCGTTTGCCAAAGCCTCTTTGTTGCGCTCCAACATAGACGACGCGAGTGACGTTGTGGTGCGCTCTTGACGCCCCCGTAATTCTGCCAGTTCTGCGTCTTGCTGTTTGGACCGCTCAACGGCGATATCGCGCTCACGTTCTGCCGCTTCGCGCCCACGTCGTTCAGTGTGGGTTTCAAACTTCAGCCGATCGATGCGCTTTTTCGTTTTGTCCGCTACGCCCTTTAGTTCGTCTTCCTGATCCGCAAGGGAGTAGTCGAGGTCTACCGGTTTGCCCTTGTCGTCGTCATCTGGCGTGTCGTCTACGATCGTAAAGCCATCAGGGTCTTTACTATCCAAATTTACGTTCACCTCATCCGGAATACCGTCCGTGGTGATGTTCATCTCCTGACCCCGATCTCTCGGGGTCGCGGTGAACTTATCGCGTTTAACGCCTGCCATGATTACAGACCTCCTACTTCTGCGCCTACCGGCACGGTGCCAACAATCGCGTCATCGGTGAGCATGCGGTACTCAACCAGCCCACCAGACTCGGTGTCCTTTGAACGGAAGCGCATGCCTTGGTAACGTGAGAACATTACCTGGTCGCCTTCTTTGCACCATGGCCCGTCGGGAAATCTGACCTTGTCCTTATAACAAGAAGTCCCCAGCGCGAGCACAGTACCGACAACAGTCGCTGCACGCTCACGTTCCGACACTACGTCAGGAATGAAAAGACCGTTCTTGGTCATTGTCTCAGGGTCAGGGAGTGCGACGAGCATGTGATGCCCGACAGGATCTGGCAAATAGACCAGTTCTGTGTCCGTGCCTTCTTCGCGTTTTCGTTCTGGTACCGGCACTGGTTGTGGCCTTCCGGTTACAGGTGTATTCAAGATACGCATACCCGGCGCTTCATTCTGAATGTCCCGCGGCGGGATTGCGCCAGTGGTGGCCGTTGCTGGCGCGGCCTTATAGTCGAGTGCAGAACTCGGTGCAGCTTTAGGTGTCGTCAAGATTGTCTCCTTTGGAGATGCTGATTTGAATGGTGTCTTCCATATCCTTGTACGCGTGGTATGCGGCAAGGTATCTCAGGTACATCGCAGCGATTTGTGCGGTGTCTAAATTGGATGGCGGCCCAGTGAGGATTTTACGCTCGGCCGCCTCCCGTCGTTCTTTAGCTTTTCGGTAGAGCGGGTTACTCAAAACTGCCGTGTCGGTCATTTCTGTTTCCCTGCGTCAGCTTTGCGTTTCTCTTTACCCTCGAACAATTTGCCAAGCTCGTTCATCATGCCCTTGCTAAGACCCGCGGCCAATTCGGCGGCTTTGATTTGCTCGTTGGACAGGGTGTTGCGCATTTGGATCTGCGCCGTGAGTGTTGCCCGCTCGGTGGATCCCATCTCTGAGATAACTTTGAGCGCGATGGACAATTCCCGATCGGCTTTGTCGCCTTGTATTTTCGCCATGCCCTCGACGTGTTTGTTGTCGACAGCTTTCTCTTTGATGTCCAACTCGCGGATCTGGTTCTGGATGACGGGATCTTCCATCGCTTCGAGAACGCGTTTCTCTTCTTCTTCGGCTTCGTGCTTTCTGAGAAGTTTCTCGGCGCCCACTGCGACCAAACGGCTGAGCTCGTACTCGATGTCCTGTGGCAAAGGCTCGTCTGGCGCTGGAAGAGGTACGCCGATTATATCTTCTATCTCCTTGCGATACTGGAAGGCGAGATGTTCTTGGATATGCGCAGAGGCTGCAGACTGTACAACCGCGCCTGCGGGCGTGTTCATCAACATTTCCCGCAACTTAGGATCTTTAACAGCTGCCATGTGCACAGAAATGTGTGATTCGTGGTCCTGGCACAATACCTGCGCGCACGGGCTTGCCGTTAAGATGTCCATGTTCTCGGTGACTGGATCCCGTGGTTCGATCTCCTCGTCGGGCGGAATATAATAATCCGCCTTGTCGCTGCCGAGCACCGTAATCATATCGCGGTGGACGTTCTTCATGTCGTAGATATTGGGCGCGGTCTGCGTCAGCTGGATGATGGCTTGCATCACCATGATGCGCTGCGCCATGGTCGTGGCGTTTGGATCGGCTACGGGGATGACGTCGATTGTATCGCCGTAATCTTTCTCGCGCGTCGCGTCTTTATCCCGAGGGTCCAGTTCAAAGCCATAGGGTATGTCGCCCATGAAATCGCGGATGATCTCGGCAAGTACCTTGTATTCCTGACGGAAACTCTCATATAGCCGCGCTTGCACCGCGCTCATGACTTTCATCGAACGCTCGATGATCGCCAAGGTTGTCCCGACGGGCATGTTCTGCCCCGTCATGTCGGTGATCTTCATATCGGCAACCGAACCCATACGCCGGCCTTCGTCTACAATCTGGCCGAGCAGTGCTGCGAGCACTGTGCTGGGTTCTCCGTAGGGCACCGAGAAAAACGCGTTCTGCAAAGTGTCCATGCCGACGTCGACATCGCGCCATTCGCCGGGGCGTAGCGGGCCGTTCTCACCGACGATTTTCGTTGTCGCGGTCTTGTACCCTGCAGGCAAGTTGGAAAGCGTGCCGGCGTCAACCAATTGGCGCAAAATAGATGTCGCGCTTTCGGTCAGGCCGCCAAGGATATTGATAAGGCCAATACCGTAGGGGCCGAACCCGGGCATGTACTTATGCTGGACAACGCTAACCTGACGCTCTCGAGCTTCGTCGCCCTCGCGCCAGTTCCGGTAAATGCTTAAGACCTTGTGCGTTACAGTGTCGAGGGTGACGATATAGGGCACCATCACACCGTCTGCTACCGTGGTATCTTCAGGGAATTGGTACTCGGTGTGGCATTCATATAGTCGGTGCAGGGCTTCTTTAGCCGATGTCGTTGCGGGGCTGCGCCCTTCTGCTTCATCGCGCGCCTGCACAATAGTATCAGTAGTTGGTGGCGTGCCGTCGCCGAGCGGTACATCACGAATTTTACCCGCGCGCTTTTGCGCGTCTAGCCAGTTTTTAGTCTTCAATAGCACGACTGCAAAACGCCCCGTGCTCTCTAAGCTGGCTGCGGTATAGGGCATAATGAGATGTTCGGGCAGAATGTATTCAGCAACAGGGAACATGCGTTTGTCATCAAAACGCCATTTCCTAAAAGTAGTTCCGGCGAGCGGTAAGTTGAACATCATCATGTCCGTCTCATCGCGGAAGCCAGTGATCTTTTCGGTGAGCTGCCAGTCCATGTCCGTTTTCAGGCGCAGGGCGTGGCGCTCTTTCTCGGGCGTGATCTTGCCGATGATCTTTGTCTTGACGGGTCCAGCGCCGGGGAATAAATCAACCATCGATTGCGCGTTAAAGCGCACAACACTCTCGAGCAGCATAGGGTGGAACGCCCCACATGCACCTTCCCATGGGTCCGTGCGCTCTTCATACTTCAAACCAAGAAGCTCTAGCCCCTTGGCGTAACTGTCTTTCCAATCTCTACGCGATCGGTCGTCCGCATCGATGAGCTGTATGAGTTCGCCACCGATCTCGCCCAGCCGTTGCTCGGTGAACAGATGGCTCAGCTCAGCATCAAAAGACTTGGGGTCCCCCTCTACTGGCGGATCGCCGTCGAGATTTACGACGGCACTGCCATCCTCCTGCTCTGTCACAGTCGCTAGGGGGTTCTCGTTGCTACCTGCATTATTGCTATTACCTGCGTTACCTGCATTACCATTACCCGCCGCACCTAGTCCTTCAGCGGAAGGGTCGAGCAGTGCATCTGTCAATATATCGACCATCAATAATATCGCTTTCTAGTGTACGGTTGGTATTTGGCGTTATCTTCGTCTTCGTCGTTCATGGTTCTAATAAGCCCGCCTGCGCGGAAACGTAGCATTGCTTGCACGGTCGTGTCCACGTAATCGTCGTGCGCGCCGTTGGGGAACTCCGCACATTCCATAGCCACTTCGTCACTAAATCGGGTATCAGGGCGCCAAACATAGCCCGACGCAAAGATATCCGAAACCAAGTTGGCGCGGGCCACTTTGTCATTGCTGACCTTCTTTGTCCCGCGACCGAAGCTGAAATTCTCCACCGGCGTTCCGGTCGAGCGCAGCTCCTGAATAAGACTGATACCACTACCTTTATCTTCGATAAGAAGACTATCGGGCAGATCCTCGTCGTAGAATTGCTTAACACATTTCTTTAGCTCAGGGAATTTCATGCGCTTCTTATAGGCGCTCAATAGGATAATATTGTTGATGACCTTGCCGGTCTCACGGTCCTCGGCTTCAAAAACACCCCATGTCGTCATGGCACTGTAATCGTTGCGCTCGGCTGTTTTCATGGCCGTATCCCAGCTGGACATGGTGAAAATACAAGGGGGTGGCTCTAGTTTGTGCCACGCTTCCC